GATTGCTGGTGCCGGCCTGAAGTTGTTGGGAATCACATCTTCCACAACAAGCCGCCGCACTGATGGCTGAGCGTGCAAAGCCGACCAAGGGATCCCTGGCGACCCGGTCACCGTGGCTGCCCGCTGATTGGGAACAGGCTGATGTCTCCGCGCTGCAGGCCTTGCTGAAGGGGGAAGCGACCCCGGACCAGCAGAAGCGGGCTCTTGACTGGATCATAATTTCAGCCGCCGGGACGTACGAACAGTCGTATCGGCCAGGCGGTCAAGATGGCGAGCGCGACACGTGCTTTGCCGAGGGCCGGCGATTTGTAGGCAACCAGATCATCAAGGCCCTGAAAATCAGCCTGTATGCCCTGAGGAACCGAGAGCCATGAACGACATGTCAAACCCAGATACAAACACGACGCAATCTCCTGCTCCTGCGCCAGCCGCCCAGTCCCCCGCGCCGCCGCCCCCTCCGGATACGCAAGCGCCCGCGCCGCCGCCGGCCGGTGCCGACCCACAGCAGCAGCAAGGCTGGGCTCGGCCTGACTGGCGCGAGGCCTATGCCAAGGGCCGCGGCGGAGACGACAAGCTGGTCAGCCGGCTCAGCCGCTACGCCAGCCCGGATGCAGCGCTGGACGCACTGGTGTCGATGCAGACCAAGCTGAGCGCTGGCGAGCTTCGCGTGACCAGCACTTTCCCGGTCAACGGTACCGACGAACAGAAAGCAGAATGGAGACGCGGCAACGGAGTACCGGAAGCGCCAGACAAGTACAAAATTGAACTCGGCAACGGGATCGTGGTTGGGGAGGAGGACAAGCCGACGGTCGACTCCTTCCTGAAGGCTGCACACGCGGCCAATCTCCCTGGCGCTCAAGTCAATTCCCTGCTCAAGTGGTATTTCGATGACCTCGTTCAGGGCGAGACGGCCAAGATGCATGAGGCCGACCAGAGAGCGGCGCAGCAGGTTGACGACCAGTTGCACGTGGAGTGGGGTGCCGACTACCGCAAGAACAAGACCCTGATCGAGGCCTATATCGACAACAGCGGCCCGCCCGGGCTCAGGGACACACTCTTCGGGGCGCGGCTGAGCGACGGCACGCCGCTGGCGTCGAATCTCGAGGTTCTGCGCTGGCTGGCCGACCAGGCGCGCGCCTACAACCCGACCCTCGCTCTGGTGCCCGGAGATCCGTCGACAGCGGTCAAGACCATCACGGACGAGATCGCCAACCTGCAGGCCATGATGGCCAACAAGCAGTCGGATTACTGGAAGGGTCCGAAGGCCCAGCAGCTGCAGGCGCGCTATCGGGAACTTCTTGGCGCGCGAGACCGGTTGCCACAACGGCAAGGACAGGTCTAATATTCACATCACGAAACTCGGTACAAGGAAGCCAACCCCCCACCATATCTAGTGGGGGCGCTACTTCGAGGCTGAGTTGCCGTAAGCAGGCCCCAGAGAGGGGCGAAGAGGGCGCGGCTCAGGCCGTTACCCCCGAATCTGCCACTTGAATCTGGTCACCCCTTGCAGAAGGCGTGATCCACCTCCCTCAAGGAGATTCAAGTGTCGGATACGGCATTCCAAACACAATACCGCGACGAATTTATCGCCGGCTTCGAGGCTCGTCAGAGTCTGCTGCGCGATACGGTCGTCACAGAATTCGAGAAGACCCGTGGCAACACGGTCGTCTTTCTCGTGGCAGACTCAGGTGGCGCGGAAGCACAAACCCGCGGCGTCAACGGTCTGATCCCGGCGCGTGCGGACAACCTCACGCAAAACTCCTGCCCACTGGCCGAGTGGCACGATCTGGTCCGCAAGACAGGCTTCAACGTCTTCGCGTCCCAGGGCGACCAGCGGCGCATCATGCAGGAAACAACGATGGGTGTGCTGAACCGCAAGGTTGACTCGGACATCATCACTGCCCTCGACGCGACCACATCGTCCATCACGGTCGGTGGCACGCCAACGGTCGATGCCGTGCAGCACGCGCAAGCAAAGCTTCAGGCCGCTTCTGTTCCGTGGGATTCGAACATCACGCTGCTCTGCCAGCCGGTGTTCTTGTCCTACATCGAGCAGGCACCGGAGTTCGCGAAGGCGACCTACGTGAACATGAAGCCATTCTCTGGCGAAGATCAGAATGCAAACTGGCGCGACGTGCCGATGGCATACCGCTGGAAGAACATGCTGATCGTTTCCCACCCGAATCTTCCGGGCAAGGGGACAACGACCGAGTCGAGCTACATGTATCACAAGAGCGCTTGCGGCCACGCGGCTGACAAGGGTTCGCTAAGCTCGGCTGTGGGCTACGACGATGAGCAGGATTATTCGTTCGCCCGCGCGTCGATGTACATGGGGGCCAAGTTGCTTCAGAACTCTGGCGTGGTCGAGATCATCAGTGACGGCTCGGCCCGCACGTAACAAGGAGGATTGAATGGCCTACTCAACTGCAAACCCCCCGATCAACTTCGTCCCGCATCTTGGCGGTCTGGCTGCCAACTCGACCTCGATCTACAGTCGCGCTGTCGGCTTCTGGCTGTACAAGACTTCGGATGGGACGACGAACATGTCCGATGCCGGCTACTTCAGCAACGGGCACTATCTCGGCATGAAGCGCGGCGACGTGCTGCTTGCCGTGTGTCAGTCGACCGAAAGTTCGACTGGCTCGATGATGTCGATGGGGGTTCTCGTCTCCTCGAACTCGACTGGCGGATTCCAGCTCTCCACCGATTCCCGCTTGACTTCCAGCGGGCAGTAAAAGGTCTTCTCCGTGGCCCTTGGGGCGGTCCGCTGCGACGGATCCGCCCCTTTTTTCATCAGATCACTACCCACAAAGGAAATCACAAACATGGACGCCACAAAGCCTCTTCCCAAGACAGCACCGCTCGAGCGAACTCGCTTCCACCTGTCGGAGCACTACCAGCAGAACTACGTCGCCGTGGTTCCGCAGGGAACGGACCCGAGATCTCTTGAGGATCCGGCCTTTTTCGCCAACGTGGCATTCATGTGCCGCCCCTCAGGGAAGATCTTTGTGGAGTGCGAAGACGGCACGTGGCTGGCCGACATGTACGTCCGGTCGGTCGGTCCGCAGTTCGTGATGGCGAAGATCCTGCAAGTCTGGGACCTGGCCGACTACAAGCCGATCGAAGCTTCAGAGACTCCGACCATCCGTGCCGGATACCGTGTCGACTGGTCGAACCGTCACACGAAGTGGCGCGTGGTTCGCGAGTCTGACAACGCGATCGTTCGCGACAAGGAAGAGTCACGCGAGAGCGCTGAGGCGTGGCTCAATGAACACCTGAAAGCGTTGGCGCGATGACCACGCGTCTGCAGCTGTACAACGCTGCACTTCGCCTGTGCGGACACTCGGCTCTCGCTGCCCTAACCGATGACAGCGAGGGCCGTCGTCTACTCGACGGCGAATGGGACGACAACGGGGTGCGGACGTGCCTGGAGCGCGCTTACTGGAAGTTCGCACTTCGCACCCAGCAGCTGGATGCTGATCCGTCAGTGACACCGTCGTTTGGGTACACGGAGGCGTTTGAGAAATCTACTGACTGGGTCAGAACGGCCGGAGTCTATGCGGAAGACTCGATGAACACTCCGCTGCTTCGCTACTCTGACGAGGCGGGATGGATCTTCGCCGACCAGAGTCCGATCTTCGTGCAGTTCGTGTCGGATGATGCATCGTATGGTGGAGACCTCTCGCGCTGGCCGGAGTCGTTCAAGGAATACGTGGTCGCGCACTTCGCCTCCAAGATCATTCACCGGCTGACATCGGACAAGGAACGGATGATGTTCCTGTTCGGCAATGACTCGAGGGGTGTTCGAACCGGCTGGCTCGCGTCTTCTCTGAAGACTGCCAGGTCGAACGACGCAGTACAGAATCCGACCAAGTTCCCTCCCGTTGGTGGCTGGGTAAGGGCGCGCACCACGTCGCTGACTGGTGGTGATCGTGGCAACAAGGGATCGCTCATAGGTTGACTGAATGCCTGCTGCATCGTACCCATATCTGGCTTTCAACCGCGGCCTGATATCGCGCTTCGGTCTGTCTCGCCTCGACATAGCGAGGCAGAGGCTGTCGGCCGAGGTGATGAACAACTGGCTGCCGCGCGTTCTCGGCTCGATGATGCTGCGCCCGGGTATGCGCTTTCTCGGATATCCGCAAGGCCAGAGTCCGGCGACGCTCATTCCCTTCGTCTTCTCGAAGACAGATCGAGCGTTGCTGGAGATCTCGAGCGCCGGCACGTTGCGGATCTGGATTGACGATTCCCTACTGCTTACTCCGACGGCAACGTCTACCGTTACGAACGGAACATTCGACAGCAACCTGACAGGTTGGACAGACAATGACACGCTGAACGGATCTTCCACGTGGGTTGCTGGTGGCTACATGAGCCTGGATGTCGATGGTGCTGGGGCCGCTACCAGAGACCAGACGGTGACAGTATCTGTTGGCGACAGAAACAAGGAGCATGCGCTTCTCATCCGAATAGC